AGAGTGTTGATTTTCATAACCGTCATTGACCCACCAGCCGCCCCCATGAGCAACGAGGTGAAGTCCTGAACTGAACGACCATATTGAGCTGCCATTGATTATCTCCTCCCTCGCATAAACGCGAGTGCAAAAGTTTGTTTCATGGTATAATAGCCCCATGAATACGATTATCAGAAATTGCATTGTTTGCCACAAAGAATTTATAACCCCAGTGTGGCGGAAAACACAAAAGTTTTGTTCTCGTGAATGTTTTCATTCTCCTGGTAAAACGGCTCCAAATTGGAAAGGGGGACCTGTTGATAGAAAATGTCCTACCTGTGGAAAGGCTTTCAAAACAAAACAATATCGTAGTGAAATTGTGTTTTGTTCTAGGTCTTGTGCTACGGCTAGCAAATCTGGGGAAACATCCCCAAATTGGAGGGGTGGTGCGATAAAAACTGTGTGTGGTTTTTGTGGTATACCCGTTGAAAAGAAAAGATATAGGGCTGGAAAAAAACATTTTTGTTCTCGTAAATGTGCTGATAAATCGCGCAGAGAGAAATTTGATGTTTCCTGCCCCACCTGTGGAAAAGTTGTTCCTCGTGTACGTTCCGCAATAAAACGGAATCGCGTATTTTGCGGCGTTCGTTGTTTTAGGCTTCATAGGCCAACAGGAATAGAATATCTTATGAGAAAGGAAATGGACAACGTAGGAATTGAATATATCCCAGAGTATAGAGTTAACAACTGGCTCATAGATATTTATATTCCCAGTTATCGAATAGCGGTAGAATGCGATGGATCTTATTGGCACGGAAAAGGGCAGAAAGATATAACTAGGGATATTCGCAAGGATATTTTTCTGGCTTCTAAAGGAATTGAAGTGATTAGACTCCCAGAAAAAAATATTTTGGAATCCCCGTCCGATTGTGCCGCTAAAATTCTCGCAAAAATCCATTCTATTACCTTCGGCCTCTCATAAAGCAGAGAGCGAACGTACAGCCATTAGCTGACCCACCCAGGGCAAGCTGCCACCTTAGATACCGGCGCACCGTTGCAGTCACGCCGAGTTGTACAAATCCCGATGTAGGCGCGGATGCGGTCGCAATCGCGCTGGTTGTTGCCCCGGATAGGGCGCTCCATGATGTTCCGTTAGCGCTATCGTCGACGCTGATTGTTACCGTACCTGTACCCGTGATAGATAGGATTTGGTACATCAGCCATCCGCCCTTCGTGGTCGCCGCGCCCTCGTCCGCGTTTGTGTTCGCGCTGTTTGCGCCTGTCTCGCTGGTGAGAGTGTGGAGTACGGCTCCAAACGGGTTAGAGTATAGTAATCCGGAGGTGTTATCGTGGGCAAACGTTAGAGTAGCCGTTACGATGTCACCCGTTCCGCCCTGGTACGCGGTCTGGAGCATCGGCGCGCAAAACGCATCATCGCCGATTGCAGGCGCTGCCTGTACCCCGCGAATGTGCATGATATTCCTCCGCACCCCCTGTGCGGAGTTCGCCAGGACGTGTAGCCCGCTGGTTGCTGTGTTATCAAATGACCCGTTTAGCGGTCCAAATGTCCAGGTAGGATTATGCACCAGATACCCGCGCCCGGCATCACTTAGACAGGTCGCTTCCGCTTCCTCGAACGTTGCGCCGCGTTCGCCTGGGTCGATGGTGTACCCGCTCATATCGTACCCGTCGATGTATACCCGTTCGTGATTTACTGTTGATCGTCCTCGTGCCATGTTACCGCCCTACTGGATAAAGTCCAGTACCTCTATCGTGATTAGACATCCATCCCAATCCGTGCCGGTCGGGTCCGTGATGACCACAAACTCACCGAGCAACGGTTTCCAGGTTACCGCCCCGTTTAGCGTAGTCAGGTTGGCAATTGCCTCGATAATGTCCGCAGCCATCGCAACCATGCCAGGGTATAGGTCATATAAGCCGCGTGTCGCCCCAACCGGGAGGTATAAAAACTTGTAATTTAGCGTGTATGTCGCGTCCATCCCCGCCAGGCTCATTCCGGTCGTGACCCGCTCCAATGCAAAATTGGAAACGAACGACGGCTCTCCTGGGGATGGGACAAGCAACGAAGTTCTGACATCCGCGCTCGCGGGGATTTCGTCCAGGTCAGCAACCACCAGACCCGATACCGATATGCCGCTTATCGCGGTAATGATGTCGGTAATGTGGAGGGTTACGGTCATGTCGTCCTCGTGTATTTGCGGTACACGCTCTGGGCAAACGGGGTAATGTCCTTTGGCGTGATGACCAACCCCGCCGCCGTCACCTGGGCTACACCCTCAGACCCTTGACCGCGCCGCGCCTGGTACATATTGACCACGCACCCTTCAACCGCCGAGCGAACATCGGAAGGAGCTGCCGCGCTGTATCCCCATGCCGCCACAACTGCGATAGCCTGGATCGTGTCGTATCCGTTACCTACCCAATATGCAGGGGCTGTCCCCTTTATGCGGATGCAGTATTTCGGCGTTTTGTTTGCCGGCATCTGGATAACGTCGGTCAATGCGATGGATGTACCGTCACCGTTGGTGATGCTGGTAAGCGTTGTGTACTCATCAACGTATAACTCCGGTCCTTCCGGTACGTCATAATAGCGGGTTGCACTCGCCGAGACAAACACGCGCCCGGTCGTGTCAAACCATGCCGAGACTGCGCTTATCATCTGCGAGATAGCCGTATCATCCGCGGCATTGGTTGCCAGCCCAAGAGGGTTCAGCAGTGCCTTGACGTTGGACAGACTAGTATAGTCAGCCATTAGTCCTCAAGGTAAGTGACGATAAACTTTCCAGTCGTGGCGTTGCCTCCCTGGGCAACGACGATTTGCAGTTTCCCGAAAAACGGGATCATCACGTTGTATGAGTTGACCGCCGTCCCGGTGTTTCCAACCGCGTCAATGCGCGGTGCAAGCATAACAGATGCGTTGACATTCGTCCCAGTGTAGATCAAGTCCACCTGGTCAGATTGGACCGCGTTCAGGACAAAATCGATCCCATCTGCGAAGTTGTTTTTTACATACTCGATGGTATAGATTAGACCCTGTTTTGTCGTTGGAGCCGTTACCGTCGCTGTTCCATCTGCGGCAGTCGTAACGTTAAAAATCTCTCGTTTCATTCCGCCTCGCTTTCGGGGATAACCTCGACTGACTGAGCGCCAAATGCGGTTTTTAGATCGTCAAGGCTTAGGCTGTCCTTGTTGGGGGCTGTGATTTGCTCCTCGCATAATGTGAGCATTTCTAACGCGCCCTCTAATCGTTTGATTTCACCCTCGATCAGTTTCCGCTTTTCGATCAGCCAGTCTGAGGTTATCGCTCCCATGATTGATTAGCTCCGGTTAGTTGCGGCGTTGGTACACATGATGTAATAGGCCGTACCACCCGAATCGATGATGCGGATTGAGTGTGTCAGTCCCTGGGTCGTGTGCGCGGCAAAAATCGTGCCGTTCGAGGCGGCCGGGATTTGGAACAGGTTGGAGAGCGCCACGCTCCCCGAGTTCGTAAACCCGATGTAGGCATGATTGGTGGGCATCGTGTTGCTCGCGCCGATGTTAGCATCTGCTTGGATCGCATACAAACGCCCGGTCAGGGTGCGGGATGCGCTCGCCGCTTCCAACGTCGCCCGGATCGCGTTACCCGAACCACTGATACCGCTAGATGTGGCGATACTCAGCGTAGCGTGCAAACCGTTGAGAGTTCCGGCGGTGGCGGTGTTGGCGTTTTGGGCGAAAGCATACGCGCGTACAGCCTCGCCACCACCTGCGCCGTACTGGTGCAAGCGGGCATATAGCACACGCGCATCCGACCCTGAGGCGGTGTCAGCCCGCCCGCGATAGTCGAACATCTGGGCGCCGCCGGTCCCCATTTTGAACAGGTTGCCCAGCGTCGAACCCGATCCCTGCCCTACGCCCTGGCACAAAGTGCCTGCCTGGGGTTTGATAGATTTTAGGGGTTGTTGAATGAGTGCCATTTCTGTTTCTCCTTATGGGGGAGGTGTTACCCTCCCCCCATTGTCGTTTGAGATTACACGCCGACGTAGTAGGTCTCGGCAGCGGCCAGGGTGTCACGTTGCGCCACACCCCAGCGGGTAAGGGCGGTGATTTCCCAACTGTCCGAGTTGGCAAAGCGGGTTGTCTCCATGGTCATGCGGCGCTTGTATCCAAGCAGCCATTGGTCGAACCGCACCGCGAGGATACCACCGTACAGGTTGTTTCCAACCGTGTCCTGGTCAACTTTACCGGCGGTGTTGGCCTTGCGGGTCGCGCTCGCATAGTGCATAAACCATGAGGGGATGACCTCTACCAAGTACGCGCGGGTGACAAGCCCACCGTCAACCGTAAACACGGTCTGATTTTTGTCCTTCGCCTCAGGCAACTGCGCCGAGGCGTACCAGGTGTTCGGGTCGACGATGAACGCGCATTTAGTCGGGTCACTCGCACCCACGCCGTTGGAACCCAACAGTTTCAGGGTCAGGAGGAAGTCCTCAGCCACGAACGCGCCAGCAGCCGACCGGCTCTGTCCGGTTGTGGTCACAAGCGGGGATTTGCGGAAACCGTTGGTGAGCAAGAACAGGGAATTAGCGTTGCCGGAATAGGTAGTGCCGCCGATGTCGTTGATGTTGCTGGATACCGCGGTATCGCCGTCGATAACCACCATTTCCATCATTTCAGCGCCCGATTTGGTGAGCTGTCCGCGAAGTTGCGGCACGTAGGCGATGATGCTGTCCTCGGCGAGTTCGCCGGTGTACATCGCGCGCGCGCCCATTTTGGCAACGGTCAGCGATTTGTTCGCGGTCGCCATCTGGGAGGCGGGAACGGATGCAACCGGGAACTTCATCGTGCTGTCAGCGGCGGTCGTCTGTGCAACTTTGTACCAGGTCGGATCGGTGCTTTCCACAGGGATGACATTGCTCTCGTATCCGTCGGGGATTACCTTCGTGGGGATTTTGGAGATAACCTGCACGTTGGCGCGGATGGCCTCCCAAATCTGATTGGAGTACACAACGCCGATCCACTCATCACCGGCGCTCCCCAGGGTGGAGTAAGCCGGATCGGTCGCGGCTTTGATCGCGTCGTCGTCCAGACCGCCGAAAATTGGGGCGACTGCGGCCTTGACGTAGTGCTCAGTCTCTACGCTGACCTTCTCCTGTTCGATACGAGCCGCTTTCAGGGCCAGGGCTTTGATCGCCGACATCGACGGGGCAGACCCGCGCCCGGTGCGGTGGATATTGGATTGCATATCCAGCGCAAGCGCGAGGTCCTCGGCGCTCAGGTGATCGTATTTGTTGGTGTCGGCCCATTTTGCGACTTTCGCAACCCCACCAGGGAGGCGGTTCATTTCGGCCAGCTTGGCTTTCATGGCTTCGTTTTCTTTGCGCAGTTCTTCAACCTGCGCGGCTTTCTCGGCCTCGGCAGCGGCGGTCGCTTTGGCGGCATCGCGTTTGTCCAGTAAATCAAGCAGTTCCTTCTCGTCCATTTCGATAACTCCTCTAACAGTTTTGATCGGTTGTTTATCAGCCGCGCCCGGTTGCGTTTCGCCGCCTGCCGGTTTCGCCTCTGGCTGTTGTTCACTCAATTGTAAACCCGCCGCATCGTAAAGCGCTTTCATAACGGGCAGCGCCACCGCGTAGGGGTTGGCTGGTATCAGGCTGGATGATCCCACGTCTACCAGGGTCATCTCAGCCACCGGCCATTGGGCAATATGCCCGTTTGCGTCAATCCGTACCATGTGGGCGATGCTGCCAGACGATGCCCGCGCCGCACCCTTTTTCGCTGCGTCCCATAACCGCGCCGCGAGTTTGCTTGCCTGGTTTAGCACAACCTTGTACCAATGCCCGCGCTCGTCCTTGTGGCTGTATGATGCCGTCCCGACGATCTCAGGATTAGCAGCACGTTTGCCGTCAGGTGTCAGGCCATGCCCATACACAGCGGGGATCGTCTTGTAATGCGCGGACAGGATTTCGGTCTTGTCGTCAAAATATTGTTTGTCCCGGTCGCGCCCATCGAACGGACCGCCGAACGGAACCCCCAAAACATCCAGTGTCCACTCATCCGCGCCCGCCTTTACCGTGACCCATTGGAGCATGATCTCGGGCAGTTCGATGACCATATCCGCGCCCTTGACGTACTGGCTGCCCTGGTGTTCTTCCTTCGGCTTGTCCTCATCGTCAGGCTCCAGGCTCATGGTATGCTCAACAATCGTCCGGGCGGCCTTGCGGATTTCCCGCACGGTAGCTTTGTCGCCCGCGTTGTTTCGCGCCCCTATTTTCATGCTATCGGTATTTTCATCTTCTGCCATACTCACCTCATAAACAAAAACCAGTATGTAAATAAAGATCGTGTGATCTCTAAACACATACCGGCTTCGCGCTTTAGTATCTTAGCCTATTTCGTCCCTGGTTTACGGTTCGCGTCTCACCCATCACGACAATAAGCCGTTTGCATTTCTGCAATAGATTGTAAATTGATTATACAGGATAAAACCGCCAATTACAATAGCATGATATAATTATAAGAGTAACCATTAGAGAATCATTGGAGGAAAAATGGCAACGAGTAAACTTCAAATTGAAGTCGGAAATCTTCTTGATAAATATTTTCCTGAATTAACAATAAAAGAAAATTACAGACCTGATTGGTTGGTAGGATCAAATTATACAAAACTTGAATTAGATTTTTTTATTGAAGAATTGAATTTAGCGTTTGAAATTCAGGGGAAACAGCATTATGAATACATTCCATTTTTCCACAATACCATAGATGATTTTGAAAACCAAAAGAAAAGAGATCAAGAGAAAAAGGATTTATGCTCTGGTCACAACATAAATTTGATAGAAATATTCTGTACTCTCGATGCGATAAAGCAAATAAATAATCTTAACGAAAAATTACACCCAATAGAATTACCTAGGATACCAGAAGAAATCATTAAGCTAAAACAAATCAGATATGAAAATAGATTAGCATACGAGGAGACTAAAGAAATAATTGCTTCCAATTTGGCTATTAAAAAATATGAGAAAGAGCAAAGAAAAAAATTAGCACAAGAACAAAATAAACTTATTAGACAAAAGAATTATGATAAATTCGGAATTATAGGCTATGATCTAAAATGCTGGAAAAAGAAAGCTAAAAAGCACTTGGGCGTGAATACTCCATTTCATAGTTCAAATATTCCGACGCCAGTTTTCGATTTTATAAAACGTACTTTGCCAACACTATCGACAACAGATCAGATTGACAATTTGTTTGAAATCGTAAATACGCTTATAGAAATTTGATTGTGCATTAGCACTTTATGAGCGGGTGCGCAATAGGTTTACTTCAATCCAACGTCCCGCAGGCACTTATCTACCCACTTGCTGTATCTCGCGGTAATGTCTCCTATTTTTTCATTGGCAACGTCAATCAGTTTTCGCCATCCACGCGGACCCATAAACCACGCTTGATCCTGACCACCGATATATTTGGCATAGCTCGCCCGGTTTCCGATGGTGATCGTGTCGCCTTTGGCCTTGGTGTAAAACTGTGTCCCGTATCGCTCGGACCCAGAAGTCTGTTTATATCCTCCGCCTCTCACAGGCTGGTACATTCCGCGCCCGCGCACATAGTAACCCATGCGAAACGTGCCGCTCTTACCGTTGCTGAATGTCACGGTTTTATACCGACCTGGCGAATTGGAGGCATCCGCAGGCGGGTATCGTCTAACTCCTTCGGTAGGTAAGATGATGTCTTCCGCTATCTCGCGCCCCGCCGCTCCCATGTATTTCGTTACCCGAGAGCCGAATTTTTCAAGC